GGTCGGGCTCGAGGTATCTAAAAGTCTGACCGTCCGATCACCCCAGATTGTCACATCCACCGGATCATCGCTTTCAATAAACTGGATCTGGGCCGAGTGCGGCTGGATCTGGTTTATCTTCCCTCCAAACTGATACTGCTGTTGCATGTCGCCGCCGAAAGTGAACGCACGGCTCATCAGCGACGAAGTAAACGGTACTTTGGTTCCGTCAATATTCTGATCCCAGTACCGACGATCAGTTGGATAAGTGACCTGACTAATACACCCATCCAACGTGCCTAACAACAACACGGTCCCATCCGGATTGGTTCTGTCACGCGCGAAATCCCTGAGTGAAATATCATTACCGTTAGCATCTTCATGGCACCAGAGCCCTTGCCAGGAGTTTAAGGTCACCGAGAAAATCAAAGTATGGGTATTGTAGGTCGCACCATCCAGTGGCACCGCCAACTGGTAGGTATCATTCCAGTAAGTAGCCCGGGCGCACTGGATCGCTGACCAGTTGATTCTGTCGATGTATCTCTTGATTGGCTGGCTGATCGGTTGCCAGACCCCCATCTGGTTCGAAGTCGGCATCTGAGATAACGCGTAGACGCCGCGGCCTGTCTCAGAGAGAAAGTAAACATCGACACCGCATTGGACGATTGTCCCATGACAACAACAGCCTACCGTTGCACTGGCCCGGTCCAGCTCCCAATCAAGTACTGGCAAATTGGGGCCCGTCTGTACCATCCATGTTGAGCCGTTGCGGAAGACCGCCAGCTGCTGGTTCTGCCAAAGGCATTGGCCGGTAATATAATCGCTTTTTATCGGATCCAGAGTGAGAAGCTGAGTGGTTAGATTGAAGATCTCAGGGTCAAGAATATCCGAAATAATCAGCGTGTTCTCGTAAGCATAGATCAACCGATAAAGCGCCCAGATCGGATAGAGCGCGCTCGTGTAAGGATCCGGCAATGTGACCGCAGTAAATCCGCTGCCGGCATCGGTTCCTGGCACAAATTTCCACAGCGGCCCGCCCGTCGGTTGACCGCCTCCGGCCGAGAAATAAAGCTTATCGTCTGAGAGCGCCGAATAGACATTGTCGCCGTGCGCGAAACTCGGGCCTCCGGTGAGTGTGATATTGACCTTGCTCCGCGAATCGTACTGAAACCATTTGCCCGCGTCGTTGTAGAGAAATAAGCCGGCGCCTAAATGATGAATCGAATCGAAGCTTGCGCTCGGTTGTTGCAGCCGGATAATCCCTGGCCGCGGTCGGTTTAACCCGTCCAAAGACGCCAACCGATTTTCGGCATCCGCTGCCAACGTCGGCCCGATGGCAGAGGGCGGTTGCGCGTTATCGACGCCAGCAATCGGTACGCTCCCGTCAATAATTGGCTCATCATCAAGTTGTGTATTGAATTGCATTCACTTACCCGAACGGCGTTGCGCTGGTTACGTACCGATAACGTTCCCCGAGATAATCGCCTTCCTCGTACATGGTCGGAATAACCTGTTGCCGGCTTTCGCTCTGATTCTTCTCGATGTTCACGGCCGCTTGAACGTGCTGAATCGCTTTTTGCTCGCGTGAATCGGCCTTGGTTAATTGCCGCGCCTTGGTGTACAGGCTTGAGAGAGTAAACTCAATCAGCGCGTCCCATATGTGAGACACCCGCGGCACGCTCATATCGTTGTCGAGGCTGTCGGGCTTGAGCTTGACCTGGGTCTGTACCGTATACGGAATCGGTGAGCCGTCCTGGTTGGTCCAGACTAAAGGTGGGAAAAGAACGAGCTGGGTAAAGACCAGGCTCGAACTTGCGGCCGGCAGAATCAGAGGGACACCCGTTGCGGCGTCCTGGATCTTTAAATCGCCGCCATCTTTTGATAACGAGGTCACGATCTGATAAGCGTTTACGGTCGTAACCGACATCGGAATAATAGTTCCATCCGGTTGAGTAGCCCCGTTCAGGATAAAGGATTCGTTGATCGGATTATTGTTTGAATTCTTGCCCTCGATATAGACGTTAAACGGGCTCGAGTAAGTCGTCGTGAAGGTGAACTTTCCGGGATTAAAATACGGCCACGCCAGATTTTCGCCTCGGTAATAGAGCGGCCAATTGCCGGGTAACGAATACAACGTAGTGGCCCAGACGCGCTCGATCCAGTCGCGTTCCCGATAGTTCAACCGCATGAAATTTACGCCGTCTCTTGAGAGCTTGAGAAAGGTCACTTCCTCGGCGTCATAAGGAAGGAAAAGCGAGCCGTTCAATTTCGGGTCGAGCAGAATGTCGTAGGTCCGCATGCTCTCGCGCCAAGCGTGGGCGTCGTAGAGGGTCTGATACTTGAGCCGGATCGATCGCTTGGCAAAGTCCAGCATCTCGGAGCTGATATCGCCAACCGTCTCGCAACAGAACTGGGCAATCTCCTGTACAGTCATAGGTTACCATCCGGTGTCGGCAGTGTAGTGCAGATAAATGTTTGAGTTGCTTGACCCGGCAGTTAATACCACCGCGGCGATTGATTTTTCGTTAGAAAAAGAAGTACTAACTCCTAAATTTGCGGCCCCGGAATCACTAACGCTATTAGCGGCCCCAGTGGTAGGATTGTAAGCTACCACAGTGGGGGATTTAGCCATCCCTTTCGGAAACGGAATATAGCCTCTAAACGTCGTTGCACTACTTGGAGCATACTGATTAAATATAGCAGGTGACGAACTTGCTGACGCTGTTCCAGGCCGTTCCGCATAGTTGTAGCTTTTAGCATAATACCGCAAACACTCGTCATAGTTCTGGGTGAACGGTTTATCGATCAAGGTCGAGCAGACCGAGCCGGGCTCGTGTTGGATGAACGCAATATCAAAAGTTGAATTGACCGGGCTCGCCATAAAATTACTCATTCCAGGCGCACCAATAAAATTCCCGGTCTGCCAGGTATCAGCCGCAGGTGCAATTAAATTTGGCCCAGCGGCCAAACAGATATTCAAACTAACTCCAGCAGATCCAGGTGAAGTAGAAAAATTCCCCGCTGGAGGAAATACCGGAAGATTAGGCAAAGGAATTAAAGTGAGCACGTTCGCCGTGGGAATAGTGCAGAGCTTGACCAAGCTTCTCGTCAAACCTGGGTCAACCAATTGCACAGAAAATTTCAGATTGGCCACACTTGACCTAACCAATAATGAAAGTGAGTGGACATCATTGTACAACTCTCTCAACGCACATCCTTCTATTACTTGATTAAATGTAAAATAATCCGTCGAACCAAGCGTCGGTTGTTGCGTTGTCAGCGTAAGCCTAAATCGAGAATTAGTTATCATGAAACTAGTACCCGGCGCGACAATTAATTCAGTCCCCCGTTGTCCCGTAACTCTACCAGTCCCAGCCTGACCCCACGACCAGCGATCTTCGAGAAAAGTTGATGAACCAGACGGATTAACCGCCTGCGCAACATTTCGCTGGACCACCTCAAAATTCGGATTGCCCACCGCATTAAATGACCGAAGGCGTACACTCCAGATTTCCGCGTCGCTGCTTGGCAACTGTGTGTTAACCGAACTGACAATCGTGGAGAAAGGCACTTGAGCATACGTCCCCGCCGCCTTCAGAAGCAACATGGTATCGGCCGGATCAGCCGTGCTTGCGGTCGGCTTACTGGAAACAAAAGCCGGCTGAATCACCGAACTGGCGACGATGTCATTCAATTTCGCGGCAGTGATGCCTTTCTCGCCGTCCGTAAAGATTCTCGATGTTACAATGTCGGCCATAGGTCAAAGTGAGTAAGAAAATCCATCCAAATATACCTGCTGCGTCTTGCTCGGATCCGCCCAAACAAATGCCGCCGCGCACAGAAAATAGATTGTGCATACTCCAGCGCTTGAGACAGTCGCCAGATAGCTCGCAATGTCGCTCGGGCTTCCCGTATTCTGCGCGCCACCCAACACAGCGCTCCGTGTCATGCTTGGCAACGCTCCGGCGGGCGCCGTGAATGCCGTCGTGCCGAGCGCGCTATATGCCGCCTGGATCATCCCGCGGAAATGCACGATTGAAACCGCACCGTTGACCTCGACCCGATATTGCGCTTGGGTCGGCGCCGTCCAGCCTGTGCCTAAAGAGAGATTGGTCCAGGTGCCTGGATTTACCAAGCCTCCTGGAGATGAAAATACTCCCGTCCCGTCAAGATAAGTGGCCGCGTTGCCAGAGAGTTTCGGAGCCAGGCCAGTTCGCGTAGCTGTGACCACAGGGATAACATCGGTCCCGTTATCCAGATGAGTCGCCGCATGGGCTGATGGAATAAAGGAAGCCGGAACATTACTCAAAAGCGTATAGTTAACAGCAACAAAAGACCCGTCTCCCCTCAAAAATTTGCTATTAGGCGCTGCCGCAGGCAATGCCGGAACCAGACCAGTAGATGAAGTTGTCGGAGGTCCGATAATATCGGTCCCGCCAGTAACATGAGTTGAAGCATGAACACTCGGCGTAAAACTCGCCGGCGCGCCCGTAATTCCAGCCCAAGGCGCGGCATCCGCCAAGGCCGCGTGATCGCTGATTCCGTCACCGTTCGTATCATAGACGCTTTTGAGCATCGCGGTCGAATCTGGCGGGAAGGTAAGTGGTTTCCCGATCACGCCCGTCCACGGAACATTCGTCGCATTAGTCGCTGTATCCGCCAAAGCTGCGTGATCAACAATGTTGTCAGCGTTCGCGTCATAGACACTTTTCAACATCGCCGTCGAATCCGGTGGAAACGTCGCCGGCTTGCCCGTGATACCGGCCCAAGGCGCACTGTCAGCCAGTGCCGCGTGATCAGTGATTCCGTCGCCATTGACATCATAAGTCGCCTTGAGCATGGCGGTACTATCCGGAGGAAAGGTCGAGGGTTTCCCGGTGACTCCCGTCCACGGCACCGCATCAGCCAATGCTGCATGATCGCTGATTCCATCGTTGTTCGTGTCGTAAACCGCCTTAGTCATGTCGCCTAAGGCAGCGGGTTTGCCAGTCACTTTGCTCCACGGAATGCTATCGGCGGTATCCACAATCCCGTTGCCATCGGTATCGTAGACAGCCTTCGTCATATCGCCCGAGCCCGTACCACCACCGCCAGCATTCCCGATCGCCGTGCTCAAATCATCGACCAACTGATTCAGCTTATTCGCCGTAATTCCTAAAGGCGAATTTTTGAAAACCACTGAGCTGTAAGCCGAGGCCATTAATGAAACCGGAGCCCTCCAAGAAGATAAAGAATCAGGAAGATGACCAAGACCATCACTAACACACCACCCAGACCGCCATACCCGTACCTTGGAAAGGCCCAGTAGCCGCCTCCGCTCAAGAGGATAATCAAGATGATGACGATTAAAATAGTGCTCACAAACTTTTCGCAATCTCTTTTAACCTGGATAACCCGCCCCATTTATCGAAAGTATCGACGGCAAGCTGGCATTTATCTTCCCAAGACCTGTAGAGCGGATCGCTGCCAGGAAAGACCACATAGACAATGCCCGATTCGCATCCGCCAGTTTTCGGGTCGGATTTCAAGCCAAGGCATTTGGCGAGTAACATCGACACTTCGCCGATATGGTTTGCCGGCCCGATATCAGCCGTCGCACAATACATGTTGTCGCCGCTCTTCTGGTTAAGGCAGAATCCCACATCACCAAGCTTCCAACCCTGGCCAAAACTGCCAGGAATCACGCAAAACGGATATCGTTCGCTGTCGATATAACGGTTTGGATGTTCTTCAGGATAGGCCGGATTGAATAACGCAGTCGTCGATACGTAATAGCCGGGCGCCGGATAATAAATCGATTGGACGACCGGCTCACCATCTGGCGCATAAACCCCCCACCAATTACCGGGCTCGCCCGCGTTCGCCAGGTAATCAAGCGCCTGGTCGTCATCGGAATGATAACAGTGAGGCGATCCATCGCCGTTGACCGTGGCGCCTGCCTTATAAACGATCGCCCTCGGGGTCCCAGCGACCTCAAAAACCGCTACACCTCCGATGGTATCCAACTG